CGGATAGGGGTTTAAAATTAATGTTGGATAATTGGGCAGCATGGAAAGCATTGGTTCCAGACTTAACACTAGAAATATTATGTCCACCTTATGCTGTTGATTGGTTCAATGAGGATGTAAGTGGGTTAGATGGTGTAACTTGGCAGGGTAATAGATGCCCAAATGATTTGAAGCATGAGATAGCAAAATCGGAATATTGGGTTTATGCCTCGGATTATACAGAGACATACTGCATTAGTGCCTTGGAAATGATGATGGGAAAAGTTAAGATAATAACTAATGGAACTGGAAATATAATTAATTTAATTGGTAATGGAGAAAGAGGGATAGTGTGTGATATGAATCCAGATACGATAATTAAAACGATAATGAACACGGATGATAAAACGTGGGAGACAAAAATTAATAACGCGTATGAGTGGGCTAGGAAACAGAATTGGAGCGTTAGAGTAAAAGAATGGTTAAAAACAATAAATAAATAAGTTATGAGTAAAAACAGTCACAAGCAATTGTATACGCAATTGATGGAGTGGATGCCTAATGCATTCAAATCACGTAATAAACGTGGTAAATCAAACAATAGACAACATAAGTTTAATAGAACAAGTGCAAATAGACGTTAATTTAGTACACTAATGAAACGGAAATTTAACTTAAATTGGACATTCATTATAGTCTGGGCGATAATATTTTTAATTACTTACTTTATTTGGTTTAAGATGGTACCTGGTGCTATTGAGTATTTACTTTCTTAGTAAATGTATGACCAACCCTATACAAAATGTGGAATACAAATATTGTTATATTTAGATGTTTGTATATTTCATAATAGTAGGTGACAAACTATCTAGGTGGTATATGAGATAAAACGGAGTGGGTATTAACTTATTTGCAGTGCAAGCCAACCCTTTTCGACTCGACAAATATATACTTGTGAACAATTGAAGATAATGCAATACACACACGTGAACATTAAGTGAACATTGAGGATACGTCAATAAAACATTAATTATATTGAATATTTAACAATTCAGTTAAAATAATGGTAAAAAAATTTGGATATGTGGGTGGGGGTTCGTATATTTACGTGTTGAAATAGAGGTTATATGATTGAGCGCCAGTAACTACAGTGGCGACGGATAAAAAATTAGATATATATTTTTGTTTATTTACAGGGGTACTCCATATGGGGGTGCCCTATACTTATGTATTAATCGCCTGGCACGCATATATCTACCCCGCTATACTCCCATACGTACATACTATTATATACCTAATACCACGCGCGTTAGTGTCCATATAGCGTGTATATGTGAGAAAAAAGGTGTAGCACCATTCATGGCTCGTACACGATTTTACACCATCGATTGTATATACTTATATTTTAGATGCAATGAAGAATACTAAAAGAATAATAACCGCGATAAATGAAGTAACAGCTATACTAATCCCTATAGCTAATTGAATCCCAGTTGTAACATATTCATGAAATTTTTTCCTTTTCATAATTTAATATTATAGACCCCCCGAAGGGGGTCTTTTTTCCATTTAACGCCAAATTTTAAAAAACATAAAAATGGCAACCTTTTTTTTCAAAAACTCTTTGGCGTCGAGGAAAATATATACTTATATTAACATTTCATATTGAAAATGTATAAAATCGTTTTTAAATTGTTTATTTACCCTTTTTACATATTCAGGGTTAGAGTACGCCTTTTCAAATGTTATTCCATCATCAACATGGTTATCAAAATACTCGTTATTATATGTAGGTAAATCTATATTAAAAATATTTTTAACTTCCTTATTTATATTTTCTAATTTAACAAATTTATGTACTTTACTAAGCTTATCCTCATAACTATCATATATAGGAGAATATGTATTATTCAGTACAAAATCATCCCAAGAATAATCTAATGGTATTGTACCTATATCCTTTTCCCATCTAAATATACTCCTTAATCTTTTATAGGGATTTCTTACAATAAAAATTACTTTCCTATCTTCCATTATATCTAAATCAAATGAATGAGTAGGAGATTTTTTACTCCAATCTACCCCTAAGTAATCCCATAATAATCCTACAATCCACCTAGTACCACATCTAATAGGAGACACTATCGCAAATTCATCATTTAAAATATTCATTTAATATCTACTTAACATATTTGGATCTTGACCCAAAGCCTTTATACTAACTTTTATCTGTTGTATCTCATTAAAAGCCTCCTTAATGTTTTTTTCAAATACTGTATTTGACTGATTCATCTTCTCCACACTACCATATACCGCTTTACTCAGCTCCTCAATACTTTTATTTATCCCACTTAAATTTTTATACTGATCCTCTTCCATATTACTCTGAATATCCATTATCAATAATTTCAGATCCTCCAATTCCTTTCCAATGTCCATATTCCTAATAGAAGAGATATTTGAGTGTGATTGATGACGAGCCAGTAAATCCGCATGTGAAGACTTTACTTTACGTAGTAGATTAATACCATATATAACCCCTACAAATAAAACCCCACTAATAAAATATAATAATTCCATTTTTATGTTTTGTTTTAAGATTAGCATAAGGGGTGGGACTCGAACCCACGACCTCTTCGACCTTATAAGTGGTATATGCATCTACCTCATAAAAGTTAATTACTCTTTTACTTACCCCTATAAGTTAAGCCAAAGCGAGCTACCTACTGCTCTACCCTTTTATTAATAATAATATACGAACCCTAACTAAGTAATCCACATAATTTTATAAAATAATAATATATACGGATTTATAGATGCGATATTGTAAGAGAGGAAGAGACGTTTTTTTCTAATATTTATAATAAAATTTAAAATGGCATCATATACCCCCGAACAATTAAGATTAGGAACCCCCACTGAAGCACTTGTAGGGAATAAAACTTTTACACTAAGAAACCCAAGTAAAGGAACCGCTTATTTTGATATTCAAACTGTAGCTAATGTAACTGGGTCCTATTCTGGTCAACCTACTAATGCCTTAGGTGTATATTCTAATTTTACTAACATTGATGCCGATTCTTTAATTACTTCTTCATATATTGCCTCTGTAGTAGTACCTGAGGGTACGGGTTCTTTCCAATTTAATTCTACCGTTAATGTTGCTGCTAGTAGTTCCATTTTAAAAGCTACTGGGGGAGTTTCTCTTACTATTTCTTAAAATCTCCCGCGCATCCATTTGGCTACCCAGGAAATGGTTCGTATATTCACGGCATATTAATAATTAAAAATAAATAAAAGTTATGTTAGATTTACAAAATGTTGATTTTAAAAGTTTAGATGAGTTAAAAGAAGTTGCTCCAAGTATTTTTTCAAAAGTACCATCAAGTAATGTTACTGAAAAATATACACATATTCCTACTGATCAAGTAATTAGAGATATGGAATTACTAGGTTGGGGAGTTGTTGATGCCAAGGAGGTAAATGCAAGAACTAAGGATACTAAAGGTTTCCAAAAACACTTAGTAGTATTTAGAAATCCAGATGTGGTTATTAATGGTGAAGATGGTGATACTGTTTACCCACAAGTATTACTTACCAATTCCCATGATGGAAAAAATGCATTCACTTTTACTGCAGGTCTTTATAGAATGGTTTGTGAAAATGGTTTAGTTGTTGCTGATACTGAGTTTGAAGATTTTAAAGTTCGTCATATGGGATATGATTTTGAAACACTACAGGATACAATTAAGGATATTATTGGTAATTTAGATTTAACTATTGATTCAATGAATAAAATGAAAGAAACCGAATTATCAGAAAAGCAAATGTTTGATTTAGCTAAATCATTTCTTGATATAAGAATTGAAGGTTCACTTGCTAGTTATACGGAAGAAGCAATTAATGATGTTTTAGAACCTCAACGTAAAGAAGATAAAGGAAGTGGTTTATGGGAAGTATTTAATAGAGTTCAAGAGAACATTATTGAAGGAAATTTCCAATACCATGTAGGTAAAGGTACTCCTAGACAAGCTCGTATAATTAAGAATTTCAAACAGGATCAGGTTCTTAATAAAAAAATGTTTAGTAAAGCTTTAGAATTTGTAGCGTAATGAAAAAGTTAATTATTTTTAGTTTAGTAAGTTTCTTCTGGGCGTGTAGCCCAGAGGAGATTGCTTCACCATATCCATGTTTAGATGGGGATTGTGATGCTTTATTTGAAATTGATCAACTAGTATCTCCGGGTGCTTATCAAGATGAAAATGGATATTGGCATATAGAACACCAGGGTTTTAATTATTTTACTATTAAAGGTGAACTGGATGAACTACACCCTGATTATGTTGTTAATGGAGTTCCTTTAGTTGAAACCGTATTTGACTCTAATTATTGGGTTTGGATTAATGGTATAACATTTACTGTTCCATTATATAGTGTATTAGGTTTTTTCACTAATGGAGATTACACACACCCTATTCCTGTAGGTAATCAAACATATACTATAGAGGATATGGCGGAAAATCATCCACCACTAAATATAGTAGGATATCAAATACAAAAGAATCAATGTTTAGATTGCCCCTATTCTGAAACCTTAATAGGAACCTATAGTAAATACACTTATAACCCCCAACAACAAATATTTTTTGATAATCAAATGGTTGGAGATACTGCTACTGTTTTTATAAGATCAACTTTTAATAGTGATGTAGGTGAAAGAGTAGAAATTAATAATGAATTTAAAATTATATTTGATGAGTTTAACTAGAATTACCCCTAAAAAAGCTAAAAATTACATTCCATTAAAGGAAAATTATGGGAATACTGATTTAGAATATGCAAAATATTTCACATTAACACCTAGTAAAAAAGGTAATGGATGGGAAGATGTAACTTATTATACTAATAAAAAATTTGGTTTATATTCTAATAAGGGAGAAGGTGATCAATGGGTTTATATATTATCTAACCCTACAACACCTGGGTTACTTAAAATAGGTTATACTAAAAAACAACCTGAGGAGAGAGCTAAACAAATATCAGCTGCTACAGGAGTTGCATTGCCTTATAGAGTAGAATGGGCTTATAAATGTTTTAATGGTGAAACTGTTGAACGTGAAGTACATCATAAATTAAAAAACTATAGAGTAAATAATAGTAAAGAATTTTTTCAAATAAATTTGGAAGAAGCTAAGGAAATAATTAACTTAATAGGGAATAAATTTAAATAATATGTTTATATACATATCCTCTGCTATTTTATGGACTGTAATGGTAGAATTTATAGTAAGATTTAAAGGTGAGGAATTTACTTGGCAGGATAGAGTTATACATTTTATTATAGCCCCATTAGGGTTTTTATATTTTATACATAATTTAATAAATGAATATTTAAATAAATAACTATGGAAAATTTAGAATTAAATGAAGAACAAAAATTAGATCAAAAAAAATCTAACTTAATTGCCGATTTATTGGCCACTAATACTGTGTTAGAAGAAGTATGGAATTACCACCCAGATAACCCTAATAAAAAGGATATTATCTCAGAATATAAAGCTCTTCTACAAATAAAAAAGGAAATTGAAGATGAATTAAAAGAGATAGAATAATCTAAAAACTCATATGTATAATCAACAATACCTAAATTCTATAAAAATGAATAAGGATAAAATTTTTGATTTATTTGATAATTCATCTGATTCAAAAAGTAAAACAAAAGAGAAAAAAAAGGCTTTAGCCGTTTTTAATAATAGTCCTTATCATAAACTAGGAATGTTTACTAAATTAATAGTAAATCATTTTGTATTTCATTCTAAATTGGAAAAATTTCTAAAAAAAGAAGAACCTACATATAATGTACAATCTACTAAAGAAGCCTCTGAATTTGTTGTATTTAATAGGGCTTTTAATTATTTAAGTCAAATAAATCCATTAGATAAAGAAGTTACATTTGCTATTTTGGATTTTGACTATAAAATGTTAAATAAAACACTAGAAAGTGCACTTCAATATTTTCAAGAGTTAGAAGAATATGAAAAATGTGCACATATATTTAAATTCCAAAAAATTTTAAAAGAAAGAAAAAAATAACGTGCCCGTTCCACTTTCTTCTCGTATATTTATAATACGGGTGTTTAGGAAAACGGGATAGAGAAATAAAGGAAATAGGGGGGTAAGGGATACCCCGGTAAAATAAGTTACAATTAAATAAAAGTCATGAGAAATAGAAATTTACTAAATCGAAAGTTAGATCAACTAGAAACTACTTTAATCACACTTCAGCAAATAGTTAATAGACAATCACCTATTGAAACATATAAGGTTAATATTAATAAGGCTCAAGCTATGGTTGAGGAGATTAAAGATATGATTGAAAGAGAACCAATGTCTCCAGGGGAATTAAATAAAATTTAATATAATAAAGGTTATGAAGTTATCGGCAGAACAAATCCAAGCAAATTGGGAAGAATTCCTAGCTAACATTGAAGAACATATTTCAGGTAATAGGGGAGAACAATTACTTAATTTTTATAAACGTTACGAAGAACGTATTATATTAATGCCAGCTGCTCATAAAAAGGAATATCACGGAGCATTTCCAGGAGGATATGTAGCACATGTTAATAGAGTAGTTAATGGTGCCCTCCATTTATATGATACTTGGGACCATTTTGGAGCAGATATGACTACATTTACTAAAGAAGAATTAGTATTTTCTGCTATTAATCATGACTTAGGTAAGTTAGGAGATAAAGATCATGATGCTTATATCCCTCAGACCGATCAATGGAGAAAAGATAAGCTAGGTGAGGATTACATGTTTAATAAGCAATTAGCATTTTGTTCAGTACCTGATAGGGGTTTATTTTTATTACAACAACATGATATTTCTTATACATTTAATGAAATGGTAGCTATTCAAACGCATGATGGTTTATATGATGATGCTAATGTAAAGTATCTTAAAACGTTCCTACCAGAACAAAAACCTCGTACATCTCTACCCTATATTTTACATCAGGCAGATTTAATGGCTGCTCGTATAGAATTTGAACAAGAATGGTTACCTAAACTAAAAGGAGAAAATAGCGTGGAACCCCAAAAGAAAAATTATACATTAAAGTCAAATAAAAATGCTAAATCAAAGGCACTTAATACTTTATCAAGTCCCGGATTGAAAAGCATGTTAGATAACTTATGATATTAGAAATAATAATAGGAATTTTAAGTTTATTAGTCGTTATCTTAGGATATACGACTTTTAACCTTTTAACAAAAATTGAAAAAGCAGAGGATATTATTATATCAAATTCTAATTTTATAAATAGCTTTTCATCAGAGCTAGAAAGAACGCAAAAACGTTTAGATAAAATAGATGAAAAAGGTTCATTCAAAAGTGATGACGAAATAGGTTGGTTTTTTAATGAAATTAAAATATTACAAAATAATCTTTCCAAATATAAGATTGACCAATAAGTAATGGCCCCAAGAAAAAGAAGAAAAAAGAGTAAAAATTACTTTACTCAGGAGACAGAGGACTATATTGTAAAGTACAATAAACTAGACTCAGTAAAAAAAGCAGAGTTGAGAAGTAAAATATATGAAGAACATATACATTACCCATTTTTTAAGCTTACTCAAAATATAATTCATACTTTTAAATTTTATCATACTGAGGTTACGGATTTAGAGCATTTACAACATGAAATAATAACTTTTCTTCTATCTAAAATCCATTTATTTGATCCGGGAAGGGGGGCTAAAGCCTACTCATATTTTGGTACTATAGTAAAACGTTGGTTAATATTATATAATACTAAAAATTATAAAAAGAAAATAAATAAAGTAGGTGTAGAGGAGTTATCTAAAGAAGGTTCATCCCATGTATATAGTATAGGGGATAATAAGATAAAAAGTGATTTAGATAAGTATGTAGATATTTTTGTGGAACATGTATCAGAAAACATATTTGAACTATTTCCAAAGAAAAATGACGCTCAAATAGCTGATGCTATTTTGGAATTATTTCGTAAAAGAGAGGATTTAGAAGTTTTTAATAAAAAAGCATTATACATTTATATTAGAGAAATGGTAGATGTAAAAACCCCCAAAATAACTAAAATAGCTGATAAACTTCACGATATTTTTAAATCTCAATACATATTTTATTTAGAAAACGGGTACACAAAATTCTAAACCCCCTTTATATCAATATTTATAATAAAAAATATTATGGGATCATTAGACAATGTAGTATTCGGAAAGAAAAAATTCTCGGATATACTTAATGAAATTTACGATAACCAGAAAAAAAAAGAAAAACAAATTTCTGGTTTAATTTCTGAGCTAAAGCCACTTATAAGTGACATAGGTGATGCAACTTTAATTGTACCTTTAATAAAAGAATACATGGAAATTGGCGTAAGAAACGATGAACAATTAATTAAAATGGCCACTATAATACAACGTGCGCTTAATAATAGTTCTGGTGAGGATTCATTAGGAATTACAGACGAAGAAAAAGCTGAATTAATAGCTGAATTAGATAAGCTTAACGAAAACTTCGAAGAAAAAAAAGATGAATAGAGGATTTGCGGCTCTAAATAATAAATTTAATCAGGAGTTTTCTGGTATTGAAGACTTTGGGGGGTTAGTATCTAGTGTTCGTGTAGTAGACATAGTATTAGATAATCAACACCCTAAATTTTCAGATTACGGTGGTTGGAATGGAATAGGTACAATTAATTTTGAGGAGGTATCTATAAATTCATTTGAAAAAAAAGATTTAGGTGTTGCTACCCCCTTATTACCATTTTTAAAAAATTATCCATTAATTAATGAGATAGTATTAATATTTACCTTACCTAGTAGAGATATTGGGGGAGGAAATGATGCACCTAATTTTTACTATTTAAATCCAATTAGTATTTGGAATCACCCCCATCATAATGCTTATCCAAGCAGTACTAAAGTAGATGACTTACCTGATTCTTCACAAAAAGATTACCAATTAATAGAAGCAGGAAGTGTTAGAAGAGTTTCGGATGAATCAACAGATATAAATTTAAACTCCCCTACTGCTCCTATAGGTAGCAATGGTGGAATTTTTATAGAGGAATTAGATGTATACCCATTACTTCCCTTTTCTGGTGATAATATATTTGAGGGAAGGTTTGGAAATTCAATTCGTTTAGGAAGTACATCTAAAACTTCTAATATTTTATATTCTAATAATTGGTCAAATTTTGGTAAAAATGGTAATCCTATTACAATTATAAGAAATGGTCAGGATCCAAATAATGATAATGAGGGATGGATTCCCACAATTGAAGATATAAATAAAGATTTATCATCAATATACTTAACTTCCAATCAAAAAATCCCAATATCATCTGAATTTAGATCATACCCCGCAATAACTGGAATTCAACCCGATACTCTCGGAAGTTACAATAAACCCCAAATAGTATTAAAATCAGGAAGGTTAGTATTTAATACTGATGTAGATAGTATTTTATTAAACTCAAAAGATCATATAGGTTTATCAGCTGTAAATGATATAGGATTATTTTCTAGAAAAGGAAATGTAAATATTAGGGGTAATAATATAAAATTAGGAGGTGTTAATGCTATTGAATCCTTAATATTAGGAAATACTTTTTTAACTCAATTTGAAGCTTTACTAGAAGCTCTAGAAAAATTATCCTCCGCACTAATAGATGAACCTAATTTAAAAGTTACTTCAGATGTTGCTGATAACTTAGTTTTAATTTCAGAAGGTTTTAGAGGGCAAATGAGTCTTATGTTATCTAAAAACGTTAAAACCACTTAAAAATGGCAGCAGAACAGGTAATATTACAATTAGCGGAAGAATTCTTAAAAACATCTAAAGGAAAAAAAATATTAGGTAAAGAAATACCTACACAGGAAATTAATAGACAAATTGAAGAAATAGCCCAAAGGGCGGAGTTAACGGAATCTGAATTAATGAATTTAGGTTATGTAACAGCTGCTAAAAATGGTATAGCTCAGGCCAAACAACTTCAAGAACAATTTGATTTACCTGAAGAAGAATTAAAAATAGTAGGAACTCAATATGCGAATAATGCCGGGTTACCAGTTTCTGAATTAACAGAAGAGGAATTAGTTGAATTTGGTAGAGAACAATTTCTTGCATTTGCTTCCGATCAAACTGATTCAATTGATTTTGCCAATATTAATGTACCAGAGCTTAAAAATATTGCCTTAGAATTTCCTAATTTAGATTTTGATTTTGACCTTAGTTTTGGTGGTGGGGGTTTATCTAAAGAAGAAAGAAGAGCCAGAAGACAAAGAAGAAAAGATCGTAGAGCTGCTCGTAGAGATGCTCGTAGACAAGCTAGAGAAGAAGCTAAAGCAGAAATACGTGCCTTAATTAGAAAAAGACGTCAGGAATATACCCCTACTTTAAAAACCTTTGTAATTAGTGGTAAAGTTTTTGCCGAACCCCTAGAAATTTTTGATAAATGGGAGGCAATAGATAAGGATCAAACTCTATCTGAATCAGAAAAAAGGAAAAGAAAATTAGAAGTTACAACTAGTGAAACTGATGGATCCTTTGGTGGAGTTAGAATAGGTGCAGCTTATCTAAAAGCACCTGATGCATCTAACCCTACTATAAATGAACAACTAGATGGTATTTTAGAAGTACCATCCCCAGATCCGGATTATACATTTGAAAATCCAACTTTAAAAGATGTAGCACCTAAAGTACCAGACGTAAGAGAAATTAACCCACTAGACACAGTTGAGGGAGCCGAATATGTACCATACCCTAATAGTTTAATTTTACCTCCATATCGTAGTGATGGTTCTAAATTTATGGATATAAGTTTATTTACCCTAAAACTAGAAAACTTATCATCAGAAGAAATTCAAAACCTTACTCCAGAAGAAAGAAGAGCACTTAGAAGAGAAGAAAGAAGAGGAATAAGAGATGCAAGAAGAGAAGAAAGAAATGAATTAAAAAGAATAGATTTTGAAGCAACCACTGATCCTGTAGACGGAAGTTTTTCTATCAGTGTTAGAATACCGGTACTACCTATAAATAATTTAGCTCTGTTAGATTTATATTTAGTTTATACTAAAGCTGAATATGTTCCTAAATTCCAACCTATATTAAATAGGGATAGAACAGTAAAAAGTGATTTATCTACAGTACAAATAAAATCAATTGATGCTGAAGTAGAAAGAATAAAACTTCAATTTCAAAATGCATCTACTGATGTGTTACAAAAGGCAAAATCCGTAGGGTTAGATTGGGTTGAAATTGCTTTAATCCAAAGAAAAAAAGGTATTTTAAGAATAACTAAAATTATTAAAAAAACATTATTCCCCTTATTATTAGGTTTATTAATTGAGTTTGGTATAACTTCTTTATTACAAAAAAACCAAAAAACATGTCCTACACCTGATAAATTAAAATCCGTAACTAGAAGGAGAAATAGAGTAGTTAGACAATTGAATACTATATATAAAGGTATAGGAGCTAATACCGCAATAGCCGGAGCAGCATTAATATTAGCGGCTGCATTAAAAAAAGGATACATTACAATTCAAGGATTACCTATACCTCAAGCATTTGGTACCCCACCATCTAAAGATTTTGGTGGTTTGATATTTGCACAAAAAACTTCTCTTCAAAGTAGATTAGAAAATACCGTTAATTTATTAAAAGACTTAGAAAAACAAAATAAAGAACTAAATAAGCAATTATTAGTAGCCCTATTATTTGCTGTAGCAGCTACACTTTCAGTATTAGCTTTATTAAAAGCTATAGATGGGTTAACTGAGGAATGCTCACCTAACACTGTAGAAGGAGCAGAAGAATTATCTAGAGAATTATTAGATTTATCAGAGGAACAAACGGAAGAACAAGAACCCCCTATAGAAAGTTTGAATGGTTTTTTCTTTTCAGTAGAAACGGAAAAAAATAGTGTAGGAGAATTAAAAAGAAGATTTGCAGTAGCTAAAAATAAACAAGGAGTAACCCTATTAAAAGGAGAACCATCTTTTAGTTCTATAGATCAAGTACTAATAGATGAGCTTATATTTTATATTGAACAAAATAATTTAAAAGCTAATTAATTTAATATTTATAATAAATCATATACGTATGAAACTAAATCAACTAAAAACAATAGTAAAGGAAGCAGTAAGAGAAGCAATCCAAGAAGAAATAAAAGATATTCTTCTGGAGGCAATTAAATCCCCTAAGCAACAGGTAAATGAAACAGTTACATCTAATATAGCAAAACCTACAGAAGGTTTAAATAAACAATCTAGGGAAAAAATTAGAGAAAACTATATGAATGTTTTAGGAAATATGATGCCAGGATCCAATGGTACCATTTCCGCTAATACTAATGATATTCCACTTCAAATGAGTGGGCCTGTAGATACCACAAGCCCAAATGGTAAACTACCAGAGGGGAATGTATCAATGGATCAAATTATGGGGTTAATGAATAAAAGATAAAAATGGCATTTGGAGCAAGAAGAGTATTTCCAGTAGATTTAAATCCCAGAAGAGCAGTAGGTATAAACTTACCTCTTAATGGAGATGCTGTTTTTGAACCTAATTTTACAAGTAAGGACGCTATTAAAAGTAATCTAGTTAATTTTTTATTAACTAATCCTGGTGAAAGACCAGCTAATCCTTTATTTGGGGCGGGTTTAAGAGAATTTGTATTTACTTCTATTGTAGATGATAATTTAGATTTTATAAGAGAAGATATACAAAATAAAATTAATAATGAGTTTACTAATATAAGATTATTAGACATAAATATAAACCAAGATATTGATAATAATACTATTATAGTTGAAATATTTTATTCAGTACCTAACACTAATATTAATGATAATCTAGTATTAAATTTTTCATAAAAAATGGCAGTTCAAAGAAATATATCATACATTAATAAAGATTTTGCTGATTATAGATCGCAACTTATAAATTTTTCCCAAACATATTTCCCAAATACTTATTCTGATTTTGCAAACTCATCAGTTGGTATGATGTTTATAGAACAAGCTTCTTATGTAGGAGATGTTTTATCTTTTTATTTGGACAATCAGGTTCAGGAAACATTTTTACAATACGCAAGACAAAATAATAATATATATGAATTAGCATATATGTTTGGATATAGACCTAAAGTAACAGGTTTATCCACAGTAGACATTGACTTTTACCAGTTAGTACCTGCAAAAGTAGTAGGAAGTACATCAGTACCAGACTATGATTATTCCTTATTTGTAGGTGAAAATACAACCATTTCTACAAGATTAGGGGGTAATTTTGTTATAGAAGATTCAATAGACTTTTCAGTTTCTAATTCATTAGACCCCACAGATGTATCTATAGCACAAATATCTTCTGGTGAACCTACTTATTTTTTATTAAAGAAAACTCGTAAAGCTCAATCTGGAACTATAACTTCTATACAATTTTCATTTGGTGATTTTGAAGAATTTCCAACTGTTGAAATTAGTGATACTAATATATCTCATATAATAGATGTATTTGACACTAATGGTAATGAATATTTTGAAGTGGATTATTTAGGACAAGAATTAGTATATGATAGTATTAAAAATACTAACGTTAATGATCCGAATAATTATTTAAATAGTAATGATGCCCCTTATATATTAAAAACTAAACAGGTACAGAATAGATTTGCGACACGATTTAAAAACAGATCAACTTTACAAATACAATTTGGCTCAGGAAACCCAGCTGATACAACTGAAGAAATTATACCTAACCCAGATAATGTAGGTTTAGGTTTACCATTTGAACAAAAGAAATTAACCACGGCATTTAGCCCCACTAATTTTATATTTACAAATACTTACGGAGTAGCCCCAGTGAATACTACTTTAACAGTAAGATATTTAAAAGGTGGAGGAGTAACATCTAATGTACCTGCTAATTCATTAACTGTTCCTAATACTAATGGAGTTAAGTTTTTAAAGAATTCATTAAACGCAACAACGGCGCAATATATATTTGACTCATTTGCTACTAATAATTTATTTGCAGCAACGGGAGGACAAGACGGAGATACTTTATTAGAAATAAGACAAAATACTTTATCTAATTATAGCACTCAGTTACGTAATGTAACAGCAGATGATTATTTAATTAGAGCACTAAGTTTACCTAGTAGATTTGGGGGAATAAGTAAGGCATATGTAGAAAAACCAAATATAAAAGATTCAGATTCGGATTTATGTCTATATATTTTAACTAAAAATGCTAATAATAATTTAATTGCGACTTCTGATACTTTAAAAGAAAACTTAAAAACATACCTAACTCAATATAGGATGTTAGGTGATACTATTGATATTAAAGATGCTTATGTAGTAAATATTGGAGTTGAATTTGAAATTGTAACTTCTCCTAACTTTAATAACAATGAAGTTTTAAATAATTGTATAAATGCATTAATTAATTATTTCTTAGTAGATAAAATGAAAATTAATGCACCAATAATACTAAGAGAATTAACATTATTATTAGACTCAGTACCAGGTACTCAAACAATTAGGGATATAAAAATAGTAAATAAAGTAGGAATAAGTGATGGATATTCATTGTATGCTTATGATGTAGAAGGAGCAAATCAAAATGGAGTTATATATCCTTCGTTAGATCCTATGATTTTTGAAGTAAAATATCCTTTAGAAGATATAAAAGGTAGAGTAGTAGCATTATAAGATTATGGCAGTATATAAATTTTTTCCAACAAAAGACGCTTCAATATATTCATTTTATCCCTTTATGAATACGGGGATAGATTCTATAATTGAAGTAGGAAATCTTAATATTAATTTTGACCCCGTACCACAGGTATTTAGATTTTTAGTTAAATTTGACCAATCTGAAATTAATAATATTATAGACACTAAAGTTGGTACTTCTTCATTTGCTAGTGCCTTAAGAACATATGTGGCAACAGCACAAGGTATAGTTAAAGAAACTAATCTAGAAGTATACCCTGTATCTGGTTCTTGGAATAATGGAACAGGTACCTATTTAGATGTTCCCTTAACTACTAATGGAGTCAGTTGGAGGGCAAGAACATTCTCTGGTTCACTTGGAACTAATTGGCTAACCCAGGATTTTGGTACATATGTAACAGCCTCTTGGTCTGGAAGTCATATAGGGGGAGGAAATTGGTTTACAGGCTCAAATGATCCTAACAACCCTAAAATTGAAGTAACACAATCTTTTGATTTAAGGTCTAAAAAAGATTTAAATATTGATGTAACAGATATTGTAAATGTTTGGTATTCTAGTTCCAAAAGTTTGGGTAGTTTTACAAATATTGCTAATGAGGGTTTTATAGGAAAATGGGAGGATTCAATAGAATTTAATAAATCTGATGCAATTCAACCTATTATGCAATTTTATTCAGTGGATACTAATACTATATATCCACCTACTTTAGAACTAAAATGGGATGATCAATCTTTTCAAACTGGAAGTTTAAATGAGATATCTACTACTGATTTATTTGTAGCACTAGATAATAATCCAGGAATATTTTATAGTGAAAGTATTAATAGATTTAGATTAAATGTAAGACCTGAATTTCCAGTTAGAACATTTCTAACCTCATCTGATTATACAAGAAATCATTATTTAAATAGTGATTCACTATATGCTATAAAAGATTTAGATACTAATGAATTTGTTATAGATTTTGATTCCAATTATACTAAAATTAGTTGTGATGCTACAAGTAATTATTTTGACATTTATATGAATGGTTTAGAACCGGAAAGATATTATAAAATTTTAATAAAAACTACTATTAGTGGTAGTACAATAGTTAAGGATGATAAATTTTACTTTAAAGTAGTTAATGGATAATGGCTGAAGAAAGAAAAATAGATCTTAAAAAAGGAGTATACGGAAAAACGGAATACTTAAAAACAATAGATACTTCCTTTAGGGAATTAGGTGTTACTACTATAGCTGAAACTATAGAGGAAGAACCTAATATAGAAGAATTCTTTGACCAATACAATTCCCTTTTTTATGATATACCAGCTCAAGGAGAAATTAATTCTCATCAATTTTTAGTAGAGCAAAGTGGAGAATATATTAACTATAATGACCAAACAGAAGAAATTCAGGCATTAAGAGCAGAAATAGCAAATTTAAGAAGAGAAAATTTAAATTTACAAATTAATAGTATTAAAGAAGGAGCAGGTGCTGAAATTACTAATGAATTAGATGAATTAAATAGACAAATGCAAGAAATAGAGGCACAACAGGAACAAGCTACAGCACAAATAGCACAAACACAAGAACAAGTAGCTGCAGCTAACCAACCAGAAGAATTTTCAGGTCCACAAACCAACACAGTATATAGTAGTACTGGAGGAGGTGGTAGTGCCGGTGGTGGTGGAGGTAGTTCATCTGGAGGAGGTGGAGGATATTAAAATTATAACATTTTAGTTGTATGGAAGAAGAAAACATTGAAATATTCCAGCTAAACGCTGATACTTTTGAAAGAGAAGAATATAAGTCTTCCGATACCAGTTTAATGGTAAAATCGGACTTAGATACTGATTTTGATAGGGATAGAGATTATATTGAATTTTATGTTTATGATGAAAATAATAATTTAATATACCCTGATAATGTTGTTCCATTAAATAGTTTTAATGTTAAGGATGGAGATCTTATTTTAAATCCTATAAATGATCTTAAATCTTATGGCTTTGATACTGGAAAATATAATATATTATATAATTTTTATAGAAAAAGATTAAGTTCAGATCCAGTTATTAAATATTATATTAAAGAAATTTCTTCAGATAGAACAGAAATTAGGTTAGCTAGTAATTCAATAAATCCCGCAAATATAACAGCAGGAGTAGAAGCCTTTAATACTTACAGAAATTTATCACCTTATTTTATAGATTTTTATTTAAATTTTGGGCAAAATAATGTTTTTATAGCTAATAACTTAGTTTTAGATACTTCAAACGCAGGAGATGCTACTGTATTAATTAAATTATATGAACCACTCCCTTCAGAATATGATATTAAAAGCCAGTGTTGGGTTGTAGAACAATTAGCTAATCCACAATTATACCAAGTAAATTTTCCATTTGTACCCCAAATAATAGATGATAGAAATTTTATATCAGGTCCTAATTTTAATTTAGATGTTAAAAATGAAAGTGGAAAGGCGGGGCAATTATTTTCTTCAAATGAATTACTAAACTCAGATCTTACTAGTTCCGCTAGTCAACTTAAAAGTTTACTTAGTCAAAAAGAAATTAACATTAACATTAATTATGAAAATTTTGATGAATTTATTAATTTTAGTTCAGCTAAAACTCGTTTAGAAAATTTTTATTATAAGGTAGGTTTAATTGAATCTGCTAGTAAGCAAATAACTACAAATCTAAATCAAATTACTAGTGCTACTACTTCGTCTTTTGCATTTAGTTCAAGTAAAGCAACTCATGAAGATACTATTAATAATATTATAAATAATTTTGATGATTATGAATATTTCCTCTACTATGATAGTGGATCTTTAAAATCTTATCCTAAATCAAATTCAACACCACCTTATAAATTACTTCCTACAGGTAGTGCAACAGTATTAAATTGGCTAGGTAGTGCTGATCCTAATTCTCCATATTTTGGAGGTTTAGCTTTATCAGCTTCAAATTATGATCAATCTAATCAGGATTGGTTGCATTGGGCTATACCAGAATATTTAAGAAGTGACCCAGAAAATGCCAGATATGAATTATTCATTGATATGGTGGGACAGCATTATGATAATATATGGACTTATACTAAAGATATTACACAAAAATATAATGCAGATAATAGAATAGACTTTGGGCTTTCTAAAGATATAGTAGCTCAAGCTATTAGAGACTTTGGTATTAGATTATATTCAAATAATTTTAATACTGATGAACTTTATACGGCATTTTTAGGGTTAACCCCCTCTGGTAGTTTATTCCCTTTCCCAAATATAACAGGTAGTCTACCAGTAAATACTGGGTCTGAATACGTGGATACTAAAATATCAGCTTCAAATGATGTAATATCATTAGATGATACTAATAAACGTTTATATAAACGAATTTACCATAATATACCTTATTTAATAAAAACTAAAGGTACCGCAGCTGGGTTAAGAGCATTAATTACCTCTTACGGTATTCCTGATACTATATTAAGAATAAATGAATTTGGGGGTAAAGATAAAAATGAAAATAAAAACTGGGATTATAAACAAAGAGTATTTAATTATGCTTTTGATTCATTATCAACTGCAACTAATTATGTAACATCCTCCTTTAACCCAACCAGTTCATGGGGTGCTGAATTTGGTGCATTATATCCTTCTCCTCAAACTGTTCAATTTAGATTTAAAACTCCAGGAATACCAACTGGTTCAGGTAATACACCTAGTGGAGATATAAGATATTCACAATCATTATGGTTAGCAGATAAAAGTAATAATAGCTTTGCAGACATAGGAGCCGCAGTAGTTTTAGAATATACAGGATCGGGATTTGTAACAGGTTCTTATTCAGGTTCAGTTGCTAGTCCTTATGATAATTGGGGTACTTTAAAATTCTATCCTAATGTTTCTCTTAATCCCACAGTAACTTGTAGTGTATTTGCCCCTTTCTTCAATAAAGATTGGTGGTCAGTACAAATAACATTTACTGGAAGTTCTGCAACTGACGCTACAGCTTCCTTATTTACTGCTAATGAAATAGATGGTAAAGTAGGATTTAGTGGATCCGATGTTAAACTAGGATTGGATGATAGAGACTGGACTAGATCAGATTTAGCATCTCTAAATAACCCATCTAACAAAACTATTAATTCTAAAGTTTATAAACCATTCTCTGGGTCTTACCAAGAATATAGAATGTTTGCACCTATAATAAGCGAAAGTAAATTTTATGATTATACATTAAACCCATATTCTATTGAAGGAAATTCAGTAGGTTCAGCCCCCAATGAATTAATATTTAGAGCGGCTTTAGGTACTCAATTAAACACCGGAAGTGGTGAAACACAAGTATCAATTCACCCTAAAATAACAGGTTCAGCAGTACAAATTACACAATCTTTTCTTGGAAATACTAGTAATTATTATATAAGAAGAAGTGGCACAGCATTTAGACCTAATGTAGAAAATATATACCAAGATCAGGTAATAGCAGGTATAAAGAATAGAATAACTGATAAAATTCAAACAAGAACTGCAATTTTACCCGAAAACCCATCAGGTTCAAACGCAACAACAACTACTTTATCTCCATTAGGAACTATTCAACAGTCATCTTTAGTTAGCTCTAGTTATAGTCCTAGTGTAGATTATGTGGAAGTGGCATTTTCACCTCAAGACCAAATAAATGATGATATTAATGCACAATTTGGATACTTTAATATAGGAGAGTATATAGGAGATCCTAGGTTGAATTTCTCCTCTTCTAGAAGCTATCCTGATTTAAATCAATTAAGGGATGACTATTTTGAAAAATATAAAAGTAATTATAATTTAGTTGACTTTATTAGATTAATAAAATTCTTTGATAATTCATTATTTAAAATGATTAAGGATTTTACCCCAGCTAGGACAAGTTTAGCTTCAGGGGCAGTTATTAAACAACACCTTTTAGAAAGAAATAGACAAAGAATAGCTCAGGTTACATCTTCCAATGTTACTTATACTGGGTCTATAAAACCACAATCAAGAAATTATAGTACAGGTTCAAGTGATTTTAGTCAACCTAATTTTACTAGTGGTTCTTCAATATATAGATTTAGTGGTGGAACGGGAGGTTCATTTGAACAATATAATGGTTTACAAACATATAATCTTGATATTTTACGTGTTAAAGGTAATACAAACCTTGCTAGTGCATTTACTGTTAATACCTTAAATATACCAGATGGAGGTGATGATTTTGATAATTTTGAAGCAACATATAATGGATTTTATGGTACACGACCTATTCTAGTAGGTAGTATGATAGGTACTAATGACGGGGGAGCGTTTTCTGATTTTAATTTTTTCATTAATTCAGTTAATGCTGATTTTCCTGTAAAAATTGGGGATACAATTACAGTATTAGGTAGTACTTTAGATACATCTGGTGGAAGTGGTCAATTAGTACTTACCCTAAGAAGAAGTGATGTAGTAGAACATACTATAGAATCACCTAATAATAGATTTGGTGTTACTCAAAGTTTTAGTGAATCCATTGATAATTCCATAGTAAATTATGTTACTAATTCTGGATCTTTTGTAGGAAGTAAAAATGTAATTATCCAAAATCAAGAAGAATTTTATGATGGAGAATTTTCAGGTTCATTTATATTATTACCTTATACATACAAAAATCCAGCATGTGCTGATTATCTAAATGTACCTTCAACTCCTATTAGATATAACCCTATTGTATTTAGTTTTGAAAATTCCACAGCTGCCCAAGGTACAGTTACTGAAGAAGAATTTGTAGCTAATGATAATAACCCAGTAAGTGGGGATGCATGGATAGCAAATGAATTAGTATCTAATAATCCACCTCTTTATAAAGTAAAATATATTAAATTATCTAACTTAGATGTTAATGGGGAACCAGTAGGAGATTATTTGGATGATTCCGATACTATATCATGGATACCATCTGACGCATCAGTAGCAGATGGAAGTGGAGTTGTGGAATATAAAATAGATGGTGTTCTAACCTTTGCTAATAGTACATTATTAAGAATTTCACAAACATCAGGTGATAATATAGAACAAACAGTAGGAGGTGTTACTTATTATCCTATTACATCATCAATTGATGCAGGTTCAGAAAATTGGAGTTTAGATGCAAGAACATCCTATAAAACAACTGTTGCTACTTCCCAATCTAATGATAATACACAACAAGGAAGATTTATAAACCCATCAGCATTAACACAAACACAATATTTTTGGTTTTATAATGGTACTAATACTGATGCACAAGGATTTTTCAACCCGGGGAACTTTTTTCAAAATTTTTCAAGTATATTAGGTTCCTCTAAATTTTTTACAAATGGGTCTTACAACCCTACTAGAACATCAAACATACCTTGGTTTTTCTCATGTTCCTTTGCCTATAGTGCATCAGATTTAGGGTCAGGTAATGCTATTACAGCTAGTAACCAATTATACCATTCAGCTTCAAAATATACGGGTGCCGAACTTACAACACAGAATTTTACGATTGATTCAACTGATCTTACAACACCTCAATCTGTAATATTTAGACCTTCACCTTTAATAACGGATTTAAATCCAGATCTATTTACAACAACTTATAATCAATTTGTACCGGGAGATTCTAGTTCAGCGGACAATACTATAGGAGGTCACCCTAAAATAAAAGTAGGTAGTACATCATCTATAGATTTCCACTTCCCTAGTTTAACTATAGGAGGAACAAAAAGAACATTACTTCCTCCAATACCAAAAGAAATACCTTTTAGTGGTAGTAGTATAAATTCTTCAAATACATCCTTTACTATTACAAGTGATACAATAACTAGTAATTACAATGGTCAGGCTAATGATCCTGATGGTACTAATCATGGTATGTCTTTTGATGGTACCCAGCAAGTAAAAAATAGTAAAATAGTTTCATTATTTTCATCAGTGTACGGTGATGATATAGCGGGACAATCATTAACTAAGTTGGATTTATACTATGATTTAGAAATATCAGCATCAGTTCAAAATTATACGGCATCTATTGCAGTTTTCCATTATGCGGATTCGGACCCAACTCAAAATTCGGCTATTTATAAAACTGGAAGTCCAAAGCATAAGGCAAATAGTAATGGAAGAATAAATGTATCTAATCAACAAAGGAGTATATTATTAACCCCAGCTGGAGCTTCAACTAATGATGTTAATAATGTATTTAGAATTGAAGTTGAATCCCCCATTGAAACCTTTGATGTTTTTGTTAATACTTTTTCAGGATATTATAAAGCTCGGGCGAATTACAGCCCAGAAGCAGGAGGTGGTTCAACTCCTTTCAGGAGATTCCCCAATTCAGGTGAATCATTTCAGGCTAGTTTATCAACTGTTTTTGGAGCATCTAATAATACCCAAGAATTTACAAGTTCATTTACCCCATCAGGTGATGTGTATCCTACAATAGATGTAGTAGCTCAATTAAGAAGAACTGGTTCAAATACACCAACTGGAGGTTTTATAATAACTCAAAGTGCTGCTTTAATATCACAATCAATATTTGGTACTAAAACATTTACATTCTCGGATTCCCCTATTACAAGTATATTTAATGCAACCCCAACAGGATCAGGAAATACTAATACAGGTTCTACTATTAATGAAGCAAATGATATGTATTTTATTGCTTACTCAATGAGTAATTACAATGCCGAGGGAGCTGTAGGTGGTGTAAATAATACATTTGAAACAATTTTTACAGAAACTGGAGATACAGGTTCTAAACTTATTTTAGAACAAAGAGCTGAAGGGGTAGCAACTGGAAATGAGTATAACCTTACAGCATCATTATTAATAGCTCATGGTAACGAAGATAACGTTAATAGTTTAGGTACAGTATTTAATTTTGGTTCATTTATAGTACCAGAAAGTGAATCTGTAGCTAGAGCAATTATAACAGGTTCATTTATTTACCCCTATAGAGTTGATGATGTTTTTAGAATGGGATTATCAGTATCTAAATCATTTGGATCAGGGTTAAGTATTAATGAAGCTACTATGAGTATATATCCTAGTAGTTCTATTTATGCACCTAGATCTACCCCAGCAGCATATAATAATTTTAACCCTCCTACAGCTAGTGGATTTATAGTTCCTACTTATTTTGGGGCAAATATTCAACCATTTAATTTAGCTTTAGATTGTCAACCTTTATTGAATAATTATAACGCTCAAAGAGAAAATACATACTTGATGCAAGTAGATTATAATAATATAACTGGTTCATTATACCCTGTAAACCAGGCACAAATTTTAAATAATACTGCAACTAAAGCATCAATACCTGATTCTAATTATACTATGCTACGTTCTATTAATCCTAGATATGATGGTAGTAAATCTACAAGTGCTCTTTATAACGTATTTACTGCTGGAGATAAGGGTACATTAGGTAAAAATCCTACTATAGATTTAAAAAAGGCATTTTTTGGTTACTTTAATGGTATAGATGACCCATATCCTATGGTAAATGATAAAATTCAATTAAATGTAAGATATTTAGTAGATGAACAAGGTAATGCTTTACCACCTGCTTTAGAAGGTACTAGTAGGGTTATATTTGAAAGAGTATTCCCAATAAAAGGAGATAGTAGAATTGCCATAGAAACAGGAGATAAAGTATTAAAGGAATTAAATGCTCCATATGAAATTGCAGAAATAGGAAATTATTATACTCCTATAATGTATACTCAAACATCCTCAAATGGGAATGCTATGGCTATACCATTAACTGGATCTGGAAGGATATCTAGGTTTGATAATGATGATCCTAATTCCGCGGATGCCTTTTCTTTTACAGCTTTAGGAACGGCTTCTAATGCTCCCTCTGCTGGTGTTACTTCATTTAATTATATAATATCACCTACAGAACAAATATCCATAGGAACGGCATTTACTCCAAATTTACTTCCTAAAATATATGGTAATCCCACAACAGGATTCTCACCTGCTGCCGCAGGTACTGGAACTATAGTTTTTTCAGGAAGTGCATATGCTGTTAATCAAAAGGATTTAAAAAATGCTCAAACTATAAACCTAACTACTCAATTTGTAACTAGTTACTTATATGATGCTGATAGAAGTAGTAATGGTAATGAAGCTACAGTTTTTCTAAAAATGGTTAGTGGTAGTGCTTTTACAAATGAGGGTGGTACACCTGTACCATTTGTAGTAAAAGATATTAAATTATCAGTTTTAAAATCTAATCAAAAAGTATATAGTTTAGGTTCCGTAATGGGAGAAAAATTTGTAAGATTTATAGGTGTTAAACCTAGACCAAAAACAAGGAAAAGGCCACAAGGTGGATATGTTTACTCTAATTCACCAGATTTTACTCTAAGAAGAGATAATACAGCTCAAATTCAGTTAAGTTTTGAAGTAAAGAACTTTATGAGGAATAAGGGGGTATATCAAAGAGATGGAGATATAAGATTTAGAAATCCGGATTTACTTTCACTTATTTGGACTGTAGAAGCATCATCTGGTAGATATATATTTAAAAACCAAGATCAGATAAGGTTTGAAATGTCAGGTGCCGCTAGGCCTGCTAGACACGGTAATCAACCAGATACTGTATTTTTCCCAGATGATCATGTAGGAGTTTATGACCCAACTAAAATAAGTGTTCAAGGTGCTTTAGATCATATATTTGAGGGTGATAATACAGGTAGTGCTCCATTCTGGGTATATACCGGATCTGCTGGAGGTGGATTAGTCCAAGGAGCTACCAATATATTAGTAATGAGTTCATCTAATGTAAATGAAGCTTATGGTATGGACTTTTATCAGGGTCAATTGCCTTACACCCCAGGACCATCTGAAATTTTCCCAGGTGGTAAGGAACCTAGTAATACAGCATTTGATCCTATAGTATATCCATTACTTATTGAACCTGGAGATGAAATTAGATTTGCTAATAATGAAAATTATACTTATAAAATAACAGAAGTATTTAGCCCAGACCAAAATATAGAAGGGATAGGTTCTACTGGAAAAGGTAGAATTAAAATAGTTTTAGATAATTTTGTGCCAGAGGATGTTAATAAAAATTTCTTTTTAATAAGAAGAAGAATACCTAATGCTAATAGTGTATTTTTACAGGGTACTTTCCCTTATCAAAATACTAATGCATCAGGTTCAACAACTTTAAAAGATGCTCAATCAACCCCTGGTATACTTTACCCTGATTATCCAACAGTACTTTTAGAAAATAGTGCTTCTGTAATAGTAAATGAATTAGTTAGTAAAGGACTTATAACTTAATATATTTATAACATATAACAATATTTATATAAAAAAACAAAATGGGATATTTAAACAATTCAGTAATAACAGTTGATGCTATTCTAACTAAAAAAGGTAGAGAGCTATTAGCAAGAAATGACGGTTCTTTTAGAATTACTCAATTTGCATTGTCTGATGATGAAATTGATTATACACTTTATAATCCAACACACCCATCAGGTTCTGCATTTTATGGTGAAGCTATTGAAAACATGCCACTATTAGAAGCGTTTCCAGACGAACAACAAATAATGAAATTTAAATTAGCTACACTACCTCGTGGTACAGCTAAATTACCTGTACTTGACTTAGGGTATGCTTCAATTAACCTAAAACAAGGAGCTCAATTAGCAATTACACCTCAAACCTTAAATTATCTAGGAAATAATCAAACATTTGAAACTAGTGGATACTCAGCCACTATTGGAGATATAAGATTATTCAGTAATTTTACGGGAGTTGGTATAAACACAGCAGCAGCTGAACAGAATAATACTACAACAACTATAGGTACTAATGTATCTAGAACAGTAATTGGGACACAAATTAATTTAACTTCTACAACAGTAAATACTTTATTTGGTACACAAACTCAATTAAGAACTACTTTAACTGTAGTAGGGTTAGATAGTGGTGCAAGATTAACTATTCCAGTAACAATAACCAAAAATCAATTAACATAATATGGCCTTTAAAAGATTTGATCCCCAAGATTTTGTAGTAAGTGCAGATACAGTAACTTCTACAGTGTGGTCTAATAATGCAGTTGCTTTAAATACAGCATTTACTTCTTCAACACAAAGAGAAGGAGTTTCAGGCCCTTATTATTTAAATGTATTCCAAACAGCATCTACATCTAATCAGGCTGCTGTCCAATATCAAATTGCTTATGCTAATGCTAGTGGTGGAGGTGGAGTAAGGTTTGATAATTCAGTTGTAGGTAAATCATCAACTACTACTATATATGGACAATATAGAACTTTAGTATTGGAAGATGAAAATTCTAAATTTACTTTTGGACCAACATTTACAGGTAGTGCTGCTAATGACTTTTACGTAATTAGTATAGAAAGAGCTAGATATAAAGAAAAATTATTCCCTGGTTCCTTTAATTTAGTACTATCTAGTAGTAATTCTAATTTGGCATTATTACATTTAACTGATGATTCTAATGCAGTAAATATTCCTACTTATTTTGGAACTCAAAGAGCATATCAAGTAGTTAGTGGTTCTGATGGAAGTCCTTATAAAGGAAATGGATATTCATTTAGTGGTTCTTATGGAATATTCTTACCGGATATTTCAACTATATTATTAAATGCTAGAGCCTTAGATGATGCTTCAACATCAGGAGGAACGGGAACTGATGATGGAGCTGGAATTGGATTAGGTACAGTTACTACTGAAAATAATAATGGTCAAAATCCATCTAAATTATATAAACTTATTTCAGGTTCCTCTGCAGCATCAATTTTCCAATTAAATTCTCAGGAAACAATAACATCTGATTATGTATTTGTGAGAGCAAGAAATTCAGAATTTAATTATTCTGAAAACCCTAGTTTCATATCAGGTTCTACTGGAGAAGTTATATATGATTATTTTATTAACAATCCTCAAACTTATGCTACAACTGTAGGAATGTATAATGATAGTAATGAATTATTAGCTGTAGCTAAATTATCAAGACCTTTAGTAAAAGACTTTACAAAAGAAGCTCTTATTAGAGTTAAATTAGATTTTTAGGATGGATGGCTGTCTTCAAACAATTCAATTCGCAAGATGTAATAGTATCTCCACTGGAGGTAAATAAAAGTTTTACTTTTTTAGGTTTTACCGCAGGAAACCTTAATTTTTTATCATCAACAACTAACTTTGTTACTAATAATACGGCATTTACATCCTCTGCAGGACAAGTACTAACAGGAAATGTGGGTGAAAAGGAATTCAAAATGTTAGTAGCTCATTCCGTAAAACAACTTTATTATAGTAATTATTTATCAGGAAGTGGGGGTCAAATATCAAATGCTAGCACAGCTAGTTTTAATCCTGATTTAACTATAACGGGTCCTGTATATCAAACTAGTTTTTATAACTATGAACAAAATTCAATAAATCCCCAAAAGAAACTTTTTCAAACAGGAGGAGGAGGTACAATTGGGGTAATAAGTATACCTTCTAAATTTTATGGAGATTATATTCAACCTAACTCATTTAAAATAATGACAACGGGTTCATCAACAGGTGCATATATTGATGATGGAAATGGAAGAATAAATAAAGAAGGGAGTGGTAATACAGTATTTGGTCAAATTATATACCAACACGGTTTAGTTATTTTATTAAAAAATGACTCGGGAGAATTTAATCAAATAGCAGCTGGAAATGCAACTTCATCTTTTTCAAGTTCCTACGAACTATTTGAAACACAATATAAATGTACAATTAGAGAAGAGGAATTTAATTATTCATTAAACCCTAGTATTATAACGGGAAGTAATATACCTACTAAATTTTCAGGAAGTAACATAAACTATGAAAATACAGCTTCTTTAGGCAAACCTCTAGATTTTGCTACCGGTTCTTATTTTAGTCCTTATGTTACTACTGTAGGATTATACAATAATGATTATGAACTATTGGCTGTTGGAAAATTAGCTCAACCCCTTCCTACATCTAGAACTACAGATACTTCTATTCTTATAAACATGGATAGATAAAAATCCTTGGCTATTTGCAATTTTTTATTTATATTTATAATTAACTTTAAAACAATTTTATGAGTTGGACCTATAAAACACACAAAATAGGGGACATTACTCAATTTCCAGAAAACACATTTGGTTTTGTTTATATAGTTACACATAAACCTTCCGGAAAATCTTACATAGGGAAAAAAGTTTTATTTCATAATAAAAAGAAAAAAATTGGAAAACGAGAACTAGAAAAACTGCAAGGTGTAGTTGGTCGTCGTCCCGCATATAAATTAGAAATAAAAGAATCAGATTGGAAAAACTATTATGGTTCTCAAAAGGATATAAAACAATTATTACTTGAAGGTAAAAAAGATGAATTTGAACGTATAATCTTAAAAATGTGTCCTGATAAAAAAACAATGACATATTTTGAAGTAAAATATCAAATGATTTACCAGGTGTTGGAAAAACAAGATGAATTTTTTAATGATAATATTTTAGGCAAATTTTATACTAAAGATTTAAAGGGTATAGAATTTGAAGATTTCGTGTCAGATACAATATAATTTTGTATATTACCATTTATGGTTAACCAGTTATTAGTTACATTAGTAAACTCTGTATTGGGTTCGGGCAAAGCTACTGCTCGAAACAATTATGCATATCATTGCCCATTTTGCAACCATCATAAACCTAAATTAGAAGTTAATTTAACAGAAAATCGTGAAGGTAAAAATCCTTGGCATTGCTGGGCTTGTGATGTAAGAGGAACAACTATTTATTCTTTATTCAAACAATTAAAAACGGATATAAGTAAATTTACTGAACTTAAATCTTTAGTAAAAACTTCTAAATCTATTAAAGATACAAAAATTATAAATAGTATATCATTACCTAATGAATTTATAAGCCTATATAACGTTGATACAAGCGATATTATAACAAGACACGCGTTAGCGTACTTAAAAAAGAGACATATAAGTAAATACGATATACTTAAATATAATATAGGGTACTGTAAGGAAGGGTTATATAAAAATATGATTATTATACCAACATATGATGCTGATGGTAGATTAAATTATTTTACTGCCCGTTCATTTGAAAAAGAACCATATATAAAATATAGAAACCCATCAGTAAGTAGAGATATAATACCTAATGAACATTTAATAAATTGGAATATTCCTATTATTTTATGTGAAGGACCATTTGATGCTATTGCTATAAAAAGAAATGCAATACCGCTGTTAGGAAAAAATATTCAAAGTAGCTTAATGAAAAAAATAGTTACTTCCGTAGTAGATAAAATTTATATTGCATTAGATAGGGATGCAATTAAACAAGCTTTAAAATTCTGTGAAAGATTAATGGCAGAAGGTAAAGAAGTCTATCTTGTTGATATGCAGGATAAGGATCCAAGTGAGATGGGTTTTAAAAATTTCACAAGATTAATACAAAAAACAGTTCCATTAACCTATTCTAATCTATTGGAACAAAAACTATCTATATGATTAAAAAAACATATAATAGGATAATTGAATTATCTGATGACCACAAACAAATTACACTACCTGATTCTAGATATTATAGAAGACATGGTGAATATTATCCATCTGTAACTTATGTTTTAGGAAGTTACCCTAAAGGCAAACATTTTGAGGATTGGCTTAAAAAAGTTGGTTATAGTGCTGACTGGATTGTTAAAAAAGCATCCGAGGAAGGTACAGCTACTCATTTACTTATTGAAAAATATTTTAAAGGGAAAAAATTAAAATATCTTAATGAACATGGTTACCCTAAAATGGATCCCCTAGTTTGGCAAATGTTTTTACGCTTTGTAGATTTTTGGGAAACTTATAAACCTACTTTAATTGAAACTGAAGTTCATTTATTTTCAGATGAATTAAAAGTAGCGGGTACTTGTGATTTAGTTTGTGAAATAGACGGTAAACTTTGGGTTATTGATTTTAAAACATCCAATCATTTACAAACTACATATGATTTACAAGGTGCCGTTTATGCTCAAATGTATAAAGAATGTTTTGGTAAAGAGGCAGATAATATAGGGGTATTATGGCTTAAATCTAAATCTAGAGGAGTAGATAAATCTGGTAAGAAAATAAAAGGTAAAAAATGGGAAATGTATGAATCCCCTAGAACTCAGGAAGAAAATTTAGAAATTTTTAAATCTGTTAAAAGATTATTTGATTTAGAAAATCCTAAACATAAACCCGCTACTACTTCTTTTCCAACTATCATAAAGAGAACCGTGTAAAAATTTGGTTACCTAAATAACCTTTCGTATATTTACAAAGTAAATAAGTAAAAAATAAAGGTTATGTCAATTTTAAGTAAAAAAATCAAAAATTTAAAAGAAGGAGATAAATTCATCTTTGCCTATGGTGATAAAGATTATGAATTTTATTGTTATTCATATTCAGAAAATTATGGTCCTAGTTTCTCAATCCATGAATCTGGTAGTTTTTTAGGTAGATCAATGAATGTTGATAAAATTACTAATAAATATATTACAGTATATGATTACAATTTATTTAAAGTTAGATCAACTTATAAAATTCCAATTAATAAAATTGAAATGATATGAAAATAATAGACGGTATGGTATGGTGTAATGAAATAGAAAAATGGGTCACACCAGAAGAATATAAGCAAAATTGTATTGAACCTGATTATGATTGGGGAAATGAAGTAGCAAATGCTAGATAGTATTATATATTTATAATAAACTATTTTTATGATTAAACTCTATGACTTACTAATGGAGCAAACTAATAACCCTAAAGCAATTATCTTGGCGGGAGCTCCTGGAGCAGGTAAGGGATATATTTTAAGTGGTTTAGATTTAGGGGGTTTAAAAATACTAAATATAGATAATATATTCATCGAAAAATTGAAACAGGCAAACGTATCATTAGACTTAAAAAACGCCAGCCCTGAAAATAGAAGTAAAGCTGCTATAGCTATGGCGGCAGCAAATAAAGAATTTAAAGGTAAAATATCCACTACAATTGAGGGTAAAGAACCATTTATATTAGATGGTACAGCAGCATCAATAAAACAAACTGCTCAATTAAAAAATGAATTAGAAGAAGTAGGCTACGATGTATTTATGCTTTATGTTTATTCTGATTTAGAAAGAACATTAAGACAAAATCAAGATAGATTTGAAAAATCTGATGGTAAAGATAGAAGTTTAGCTCCAGCTATAGTATTACGTACTTGGGCCTCAGTTACTAGTAATTTTAAACCTTATGAAGCAATGTTTAAGGATAATTTTATTTCAGTAGCAAATACATTAGGAGATGAGAAATTAAGTGATGTAGAAGAGATTATTAAAAAATATTTAGACCCATTTAAACCAACTGGTACTAAACCTAAAACAGATAAACAAAAAGCTAAAAGTGAAAAAAGTAAAGCTGATTTAAATGTTAAAGTAAAGGAATTGTTAGCTAATGATGTAAATACAATTATTAACAACTCAGTATCTAGGGAAGAAGCACAAGCAAAAATAAAACAATTTTTAAGTTAATGAATTTAGTTCAAGAATTAATAAAAAATTTATTACCTGAACAGGAAAAAAACCAAACTACAGCGGTATATGCTGGTGGGTTTAAACCCCCTACTTCTGGGCATTTTGAAGTTGTTGAAGAAGCATTAAAACAAAACCCAGAGATAGATGAATTCATTATTTTTATAGGTAATAAGGAAAGAAATGGTATTTCTCAAGTAGAATCCTTATTAATTTGGGAAATATATAATAATTATCTTCCATTTAAAGTTAAAATACAACCTACTTCAACACCTCCTATTAAAGCAGTATATGATTTTGCTAAAAATCACCCCACAAGAGAAGTATTATGGATTATAGGAGCCAGAGAGGGTAATGAAGCTGACTTTGCAGATATTACTAAAAGAACTAAATCAATTACTAATTATCCTAATTTAGAACTTCGTACCATTGTAACTGCAGGAGGAGTATCTGGTACTGCAGCCAGAAATGCGGCTTTAACTTCATTAGATAATTTTAAAAAATTTGTACCAGACCAGCTATCAGATAAAGAAACAGAAGAAGTATTTAATATAGTAGCAGATAAAATAAATGAAGGTAGAAAAAAGAAAAAAGATCCTAAAAAAGGTACAGGTAAAAAACCTAAAGGTTCAGGACGTAGATTATACACTGATGAAGACCCTACAGATACTGTAAAAGTTAAATTTAGTACTAGACAAGATATAGTAAATACATTAGCTAAAAAATCATTTAAAGCTAAATCACATGCTAGACAGTCTCAAATTATAAATTTAATCCATCAGAGGGTTAGAGCCGCTTTAGCTAGAACAAA